CGTCCGACTTCCCGCAGATCACGTCGACGACCTACGTGACCAAGGACGCCGGCATCCGTTACTGGCGCGACGTGGCGCTGCCGTTCACGACCTCGCCCGCCTGCGCCCAGCGGCTGGCCGTGATCGAGCTGCGCCGCGCTCGCGAGGAGATCACGATGACCGCGCGCTTCCGCCTCGAGGCGATGCAAGTGCGGGCCGGCGATACGGTGATGATTACCAACTCGAAGATGGGCTGGACCCAGAAGGTCTTCGAGGTGATGGAGTGGAACTTCGCGAGCGATGGCAGTCCGCCGCAGCTGGCTATCGAGATGACGCTGCGCGAGACCGCGTCGACCGTTTACGACTGGACGGTCAACGACGAGATCTACGTCGACGACGCGCCGAACACGACGCTGCCCGATCCGTTCACCCTCTCCGCGCCGACGAACCTCACGCTGACCGCGGACGGCACGACGCAGCAGATCCAGGCGGACGGCACCGCGCTGCCGCGCATCCTCGTCTCGTGGTCCGCGCCCGCAAACGAGTTCATCCAGGCCGGCGGCAACGTCGGCATCGAATACAAGGAGAGCACCTCGACGACCTATCTTACGTGGAACACCGTTCCCGGCGATCAGACGAGGGATTACATCTCAAGCGACGTTAAGATCGGTACAACCTACAACGTCCGCATCTTCGGAGAGAGCTTCTTTAAGGTCTCGACGTCCTACGTCAGCGCGACGGTCAACGTGCAGAAGGATACGGTCGCGCCCAGCATCCCGACGAACCTAGTCGCAACCATCGGCACGGGCTCCGCGGTGGGCCTCGACTGGGACGATTCGACTGCGCCCGACTTCTCCGAGTACGGCATTTATCGCAACACGACCGGCGTGACTCCGGCCAACGCGAACACGAACAAGATCGCCGAGGTCGACGCATCGCGATTTGTCGACGTGGACGTCGCGGTAGGCACGACGTATTATTACTGGGTCAACGCCTACGACGCGCTCGAGAACGTCTCCGGCTTCGCGACCCGCGTGCAAGCGACGCCAGTCGCGATCACCGCCGGAGCCGTCTCCAGCGTCGCGCCGTCGACTCCGAACGCTCCGACCTACGCGAGCGAGACAACCTACCTCGCGACAGACGGCACGGCTCTGGCCCGCATCACAGTCACGGCGCCGGCGATGCCGACCGGCGGGGCGCTGCTTCAGATCCTCTACCGGCGCAGCGGAGCGAGCGAATACGTGGTTGCGAACGTGCTCTCGTCTGGTTCGATTGCGGCGTCTATTGATGACCTTGCTCCTGGCGTCGCGTATGAGTTCGCGGCCCGAGCGATCTCATTCTCGAACACGCCCAGCGCGATCTCGGCTACGCTCTCCCGCACGGCTCCGAATTACTCGGGCACGGTAACCACGCCGGCCGGCGGCGCAATCTCCGCGGATGGCGTAAAGCCTGCCTACGTCACCGGAACGACGACATTCCTTTTCGGCACGCGCGTCTCTTGGAGTCCGAACACGCAGTCGGACTTTTCCTATTACGAGGCCAAGGTGACCGGAACCAATTCGGACGGCGCGACCGACTACTCGTGGTCGCCAGCTACCGGATCCAACGCGCCGATCACGACGCGCGACACGGAGTGCTTTTTCTACAACGCAACCCTAGCGGCTGGCTGGGTTCGCGTTCGAGCAGTCAATCGGACGGGAAGCTTTTCTGCGTGGGCAAGTCTGGGCAACGCGAACGGAGCAGCCAACATCGGCACAGGCAGCATCTCAAAATATGCTGACTCGAACGTCACGACGACCGGCATCAAGACCGGCGGCGGAAGCAGCACGCGGCAGATTAACGTCATCTTCTCCGACTCGGTGGTCGCCAACCTGACCGGCGGAGCGCTCACCGAGACCTTCAACGTGTCGCTGACCAACCGCGGCTTCGGCGCCAAGCCTGACATCGGCACCGCGCAATGCGCTTCGAACGCGAATCTCGTCGCAGCCTACGACTTCGACGCCGCGGGCAACTCAAGCACCAACGCCGTGGTGCGCGTGACCACGCTCGACGGGACCAACGTTCCAGCCGGCAACGCGCGCTTCTCGGTCGAGTTCACCGAATACACCTGACGACTATGGCTCTCCAGAAAACCTTCACCCTGCCGAGCGGCATCTCGGGCAACTACATCCGCCTCGTCGCGCACCGCTGGGACCGGGCCGCGCGGGAGTCCTCGGCCTTCTTCGCGCTCTACGTGGACGAGGCCGCGGCTCATTCAGGCAAGGCGCCGCTCACGCCGTGGATCGCCAAGCTCTGGCTGCGCGACGCGAAGTTCGACCAGTACCTCAGCAACGCTGAGCTCACGAGTCCTGGCATCCTCGCGCAGCTTTACGTCGCGGTGAAGGCCGAGCCGATCAGCTGCGATTTCGGAAGCGACGCGCTCGCGGACGCCGTCGACGTCTGACTGTCCGATTCCGCCGGATAGAATTTTGAGAAAAAGAGTTGACCGCGGCGGGCGCGTCTGCATTGTCGGTGGTGTCGGAGGCAATCACGCCCCGGCGCAACAACGACCACAACGACAATGACCGGAAAGATTCTGCATCAGACCCAAGACTCAGTCTGGGAAGTTCGCTCCCGCCGCGGCTCGCTGCTCGCGATGATCTGCTGGGATGAGGAGTTCGGCAATTACTACGTCAGCGCTGGCGATATGGACGCCGAGCACTTCAAGACGTTTGAGGAAGCGGCGCAGTACGCGGAGGTGACGCCGTGAAGCGCCTTTTCGCGCTTCTTACGCTGGCATCCGCCAGCCACGCCGCGCCGCCGGAAAGCTTCTGGCGGGCGCTTCACCAAGTCGAGACCAGCGGCCGCCACGGCGCGATCCTTGGCGACAACGGCCGCAGCCTCGGGCCGCTCCAGATCTCCCGCGCCTATCACGCCGACTCGCGCGTCGCCGGCAGCTACGAACAGGTGACCGATCTCGCCTACGCGCGCCGCGTCGCGACCGCCTATTTCAAACGCTACGCGCCGGCAGCGTGGGAAGCAGGCGACGTGGCGACGCTGGCGCGGATCCACAACGGTGGTCCGACCGGACACCGAAAGCAGGCCACGCTGCCTTACGCCGACAAGGTGCGGAGGACGATGCGATGAACCGCGCGACCAAGGCGCTGTTTGCTTCGGGGATCGCCTACTCGCACTACGCGCTCGGCAAGGCGGTCGTCTTCCGCGATCAATCCAAGCGGCAGCACAGCTTGCTCAATCGGCGGCTGCTGCGCCAGTCGATGCGCGATCAGGCGCTTGCTTACGCACGGGAGGTACGCTGGCTCCGCTATGCAAAATGACTTTAACCGCAGCACGCCGATCAAGAACTTGACCGGCGGCGGACACTCCGCGGCGCGCTACACCGGGACGCACGGGCACGTCGAACGCTCGGCTCACTACTGCTTCATCCCCGGCGAGGGCTGGGTCTCGTGGCGCGAGATTTACGATCAGTTCGACGCGGCCTTCCGCGACTGGCAGATGCGCCAAGCTTTAGGACTTAGTAAACCCAAAACAAAATGACCGACCAACTAGGACAAGAGATCATCGCCGAGCTCCGCGCCATTCGCGCGCTGCTCGCTACCAAGCCAGCGGCTCCGGCCGCAGCTTCCGCGCCGGCTCCGGCTGGTGCTCCGAAGGACATCCCGCATCCGACCGAGATCGTGGCCGACCCAGGCTCGGTTGAGGTGCACTTCGGAAAGAACAAGGGCACGCCCTTGCGTAGTCTCGGCGCGAAGTCGGTTGAGTGGTACGCCCAGGAGCCGGAGCCGCGCATCGGCAACAACGGCAAGCCGTTCCCACCGCGGGCTGAAGACGTGCGCCTCCGCAACGCCGCGCGCCAGATCGTCCACGGCAACCGCGGCACGCTCGCCGCTGGCACGAAGGTCACGCTCGTCACCGAGACGCTGACCGAGGAAGTGCCGTTCTAAATTTAAAGGGCGCGACCGAGACTTCCCAGCCGCGCCCTCAACCCAGAAGCAAAACACAACAGAACAAGAGCCAGACAATGAACACCGAAACCGTCAAAGAAGATACGCAACTCGCGGCCACGCCCGCGGCCAAGATCAACAAAGCGCCGGTCACCTTCGGCGCCCAGGGCGTGCA